CTACAGAAGGGGTTTAGGAGCCTTTAGCGCATCTCACAGACCAGGAAAAAGCCGCGCTCAGTGGGCCATGGCTCGCGTGAATATGTTTTTAAAAATGCGTAGAGGAGGAAAAGTAAAAGAAGCATACAGGAGAGCTGACCAAGATATTGTTAAATCTAAATAACTATGGACCAAATAGAATTAGATTTTTTCCACTTTGAAGATTTTGAAGAATCAGATTTTGCAGAGGCTATTTCCGATTTAAAAGATTTTGGTGTAAATGATAATGAATTAGATTTACCCTATCTCGATTTAGATAAAGATGAACATTTCTGTTAATTTAAGTAGTCAAATAAAAGCTGCAAAAGAAAAAAAAGCACTTAATAAACCATTTAGAACCCCTAAAGGTCCTAAAAAATTTGCTGTGTATGTCAAAAACGAAAAAGGCAACGTAGTAAAAGTTAACTTTGGCGACCCAAATATGGAAATCAAGCGCGATGATCCTAACAGACGTAAAAATTTTCGAGCACGACATCAATGCGACACTAATCCAGGGCCTCGTTGGAAAGCTCGTTATTGGAGCTGTAAAATGTGGGAATCTAAAAAGTCTGTTACAGATTATACTACAAAAGGTGGGATTGATGAAGTTATTCATCAGTGGGACGGGACCACTTACTGGGAAGAAAAAGATTTATTAAATTTAATTCCATCTTTTGCTAATGTAGAGGAGATTATAGAAGAAGATACAGAGGGAGATGAAGAAGAATTATTAGAAGAAAGTTATAGAATGGCCATGGGTCAATTAGCTTTTATATCTGATTATTCTAAAGATCTTTTAGAAAGATTAAGAAAAACTCCTTCTTTGGCGGAAAAATTAGAACCTTGGGTTCAAAGTAAAATTACCATAATAGAAGATTATTTAGCCTCTGTCCATAGTTATATGGTTTACCCAACAGATGAAGAAGATCTTGAAATGGAAGACGAAACGGGTCTTTCTGAAGGGATGAGAATCATCAATGTGAACCCTAAATGTAAACATTTCGGTAGCGAAGGAATTGTTAAAAAGATTTTAAATTTATCAGATGATATGGGTAAAGTAGTGGCTTATGAAGTTATTAATGATGGGCCTACTTACAAAAAAGGTGATATTTTAAAGAAAACAATTGATCAATTACAAGCTTTAGAAGCTATTGCGAATGCACCTAGAGAAGGAATGAAAACAAGATGGAGTATTAGATATAAAAAATCTATAGATTGCTCCAACCCAAAAGGCTTTAGCCAAGAACAATACTGTAACCGACAAAAAAAAGGTGGCAACTATAAATCATAATTTAAAACCATGAAAAGAGATTTAAGATTAGATAATAAAAATTTAACAGCAGAAGTTTCTCTTTCCAATTCAATGGAAGAAGATGAAAGAGAAATTTATGAAACTTACATGAGCGAATGCATGCTAGACGAAGCTATGTTTGTTAATACGGCAGGCCTTTCAACTTCAGACGCCAAATATATGTGTGGCATGTCTTATTACAAGAATCGTGCGATGCTTATGGAGGGCGCAGGTGAGCTATCCGAAAAACAAAAATCTCTTCCTGATCCTATTAAAAAAGGCATTTTAAAAAGATATGAAAAATCTGGCACTTTGTCAGAAAAAGGCAAAAAACAATTAGAAAGCTTAGCTGGATCAATAGAAATTAAAGCAGAACCTACAGCTGTTTTTATAGATGAGCCTGCTCCAGATACTGGAGAAATCACCCCCCATCTCGCTGAAGAAGGTTTAAAAATAGACGTAGAACTTAAAAAAGAAAACGTCAAAGAAGCTCTTAAAAATCCAGGCCTTCAAAGCCCTACATTTAACCCTCACAACGAATAAATAAAAAACCGCTAGAAATAGCGGTTTTTTCTTGACTATTGCTATTGTTCATGTAGTATACCTATGTGAATAAAAAGGATTTATTGCTAAAACTTGTTAATGTTCCAAGCAAAGCGCCACCTTCCTTTTGGGCAAAAGAATATAGAATTCTTAATTCTCTATTAAAAAAATTTCCTAATATGAGGTTTTGGGAAAAAATCGAAGTTCAAAAAGTGTCCTCCTTGACTCTTTATGCAGGGGAAGATGTTTGCGAAATACATCAAAAATATAAAAACTTTAATTTTAAACCTCCAATTAAGAATGTTAACCATAAGCTAGGTAAAAAATCAGGCAAAGATTTTACTTTGCAAAAAAAAATAAAAACAATTAAACAGTTTATAGATGAAGAAGAAAATTAAAGAAGACGAAAATAGCATATTAACCTCTCAAAGCCAGTTAGATAGCTTTTTAAAGACTAACAAAGACTCTCATTTTAATTTCCAAGATGTTGTTGATTATAAAGTTTCTAGCGGGAGCATGATACTTGATTATCATTTAGGAGGTGGATTTGGGCCAGGTTTGCATAGGTTTATAGGTCAAAATGAAGGAGGCAAAACTAGCGCTGCTCTTCAAGTGTTAAAAAATTTTTTAAATAAAGAAAATGATAACAGAAAAGGTTTGTATATTAAGGCAGAAGGTAGGCTTAGCCAAGAAATTATTGAAAGATCAGGTGTTCAATTTGTGACAGACCCTGAAAAATGGGTTCACGGAACATGTTTTGTTTTGGATACAAATATTTACGAAACGGCTGTGGACGCAATGAGGCAGCTTGTCTGGAAGAACGAAGAAAAAAATAAATATTTTTTCATTATTGATTCTGTTGATGGCCTTTCTTTAAAAAATGATGTTAATAAAAATTTTGATGAATCGGCTAAAGTTGCAGGAGGAGCTACAGTTGCTGCAGTTTTTATGAAAAGATGTGCTATTGCACTCCAAAAATTAGGTCATATGGCTATTTTTATATCTCAAGTCAGAGATTCTGTTGATTTAGATCCGTATAGCAGCAATAAATCCAAGAGAAATACTTCTGCTACCGGAGGAAATGCTTTGCTTCATTTTGCGAATTGGATTTTATCTTTTGAGCATAGATACAAATCAGATTATTTTCTTAAAGACGAAAAAGCTCTGCCCGATCCAATTACTAATCCATATATAGGTCATGATGTAAAAATGATTGTTAAAAAATCTCCTAACGAAAAAACGAATTCTATTATAAAATATCCCATAAAGTATGGAAGAAAAAACGGAACATCTAATTGGATAGAAAAAGAAATTTCTAGGTTTTTATTTGGGTGGGGGTTAATTGTTAAAAAAGGTGCTTGGTTAAAGTTTTCAGACGATATTATTGAGCTCGCTGGGGAGCAAAATATAGATTTGTCTACTCAAATCCAAGGAGCTCCTAAGTTAGAAAAAATGATTGACGAAGATCCGAATATAAAAAATTTCTTTCTTGATTATATTTTAAATAAGCTTTCTGCATCTACAATTGTAAAAGACAATGGAACTTCTAACTCTATACGGCAAAAAGAAAAGGTGTAAGAACCTAAAAAAATATTTAATTGATTGGGGCGGCTCTAGTAGAAGTAAATTTCAGACTAAAGTTAAAAAATTTATAGAAAAATATTGGGGTCGAGACGTTGTTTTTGAAGAGTTTCCTGTCGTAGGCACAAGACTTTCTTTAGATTTCTATAATGCTAATAAAAAAGTAGCTATAGAAGTACAAGGGCAACAACATGTGAAATATGTAGAATTTTTTCACCAAAATAGGTTTAATTATTTAGAACAACTTCAAAGAGATCAAAAGAAAGAAAAATTTTGTGAATTGAATAACATTACACTTGTAACAATATATCAAAATGATACAATAGATATAAACCTTTTCGAAACCCAAGGTGTAATATTATAAAGAATGAAAAAAAAATATGAAAATTCAAATTCCTTTGAAAATTTTAAGATTCCTGACAACTATTTTGAAAGACTTTTTGAATTTACAGGTAATCAAGATGAAACCTCTAAAGGATTTATTGTGGCTTATGTAAATCAAGAGGGTTATCCTCTTGTTTATACCAAAGTAGCTAGCCCTATAGTAGAAATGGGTTTGATAAAAGCTTTAGAACAATATTTAGACGAGTCTGGTTTTGAAGAAAATTCTGTTGACAATTACCCGGATTAATACTATTTGTTATATATGATATACTCTTATGCTTTAGAACAACAACTTCTTGCAGGGCTACTTAAACACCCTGATAGATACGCAGAGATAGCTTCTCATATTGATGAGAATGATTTTTGGTCTGGAGATTCTAAATTAAATCGAACTATATTTTTTGTCTTGCGTCAAGCTATTGAATCAGGAGAAGCTATAGATCAGGTTGTTATATCCCAAAGAGTTCGAGACTATGGAATAACTTTTGAAGATAATTCTAAACCTTCAGATTATATTGAGTCCTTATGGATAAAACCTATTTCTTCAGATTGTGTTATAAGCGTAGCAAGAGAACTGAAGAAGTATACTATGCGAAGAGATCTTAAATCTTGTGGATTAAAATTAGCTGATCGGATGCATAAAATGTCTCCTTCTTCTACTGCCACATCTATAATAGAAGAAGCAGACAATATATATAATAGTCAAATTAATCTGTACGAAAGTGGATCTGATAAACCTGAGAACATTTTTGATTCAATGGAAGAAATGATTGAAGAAAGAGGAAATAACCCAGTAGAAGAATTTGGATTTGCTGGTCCTCATCCTATGCTTCAAGAAATTTACGGCTCACTTCTCAGACCCGGAAATATAACAGTTGTTGTAGCTAGATCTGGAGTAGGAAAAACTCAATTTTGTTTAGATTTTGCTACAAAAGTTTCGATGAAATACCAAACCCCAGTACTTCATTTTGATAACGGGGAGATGAGCAAAGAAGAGCTGATATTTAGGCAGTGTGCAGCTATGTCAGGAGCACCTGATTGCTTATGGCAAAGCGGTAAGTGGGGCCGAGCCGTATCCGGTATGGAAAAAAAAGTTAGATCTGTATGGAAATCTTTAAAAACTCAATACAGGTATTTATATTATTATAATATAGGAGGCTTAAATGTAGATAGCCAAATCAGCGTATTGAAAAGGTTTTACTTTTCTAAAATAGGAAGAAGCAAACC